GGATTTATCTGGAGTATCAAAGCCAGACCTCATGCCTGACCTTGCAGATCAGATTAGACTCTGCGCTAAGCGTGGCGATAAGAGAATCTCTTATGTCATCTTCAATGGAAGAATCGCCAGCCCTGTATCACTTTGGCGTTGGCGCGCATATAAGGGAATCAATCCGCATGTTAAACATTGCCATGTTTCTTTTACTAAGAAGGGCGATGCAGACGGCTCGTTCTTTAATATCCCGATGATAGGCGGTACAACATGAATATGAAGAACCCAGCAGTCCTCACACTTGGAGCATTTCTCTCAGCGTGGGCAGCTTCTAACTTTGCAGCGGATTACCGCTCTATTCTATGGGCGGTCTTGGCTGGCGTGTTTGGATACGCAACCCCTAAGAAATGAACGCAGTAGATCTAGCAGCAGTCGCCGTAGGAATCATCTCAGTCCTCGGTGGCATTGCTGCATTTCTACAGTTCTTGGTAAAGCATTACCTCAACGAGCTAAAGCCTAACGGCGGTGGCTCAATTAAAGACCAAGTAAATCGACTGGAGACACGCGTAGATAAAATCTACGAATTGTTACTGCATAAGGGAGAATAAAACCATGGCACGAAAGAAGGCTATTGATTTAGATACTTACTCTGCTCTGGATGCTTACTGCATAGGGCTTAATGAGTTCTATAAATCCCTGCGCAAGGCTGGGTTCTCTGTAGATATTGCTCTGGGAATCCTAGTCGAGCGAGATGCTTACCCTGATTGGATTCTTCCTTCGTTGCCTAACAAAATCGATCCACTTCCATACGATGATGACGATGATGAGGACTAATGAAACGCATAGTAATCCTAAGCGATTTACAAGTACCGTTCGAGGACGTACATGTCACAAAGAACATAGCAAGATTTCTACAGAAGTTTAAGCCAGACCAGACAGTCACCATCGGTGATGAGATTGATTTCCAGACTATTAGCAAGTGGTCACAAGGCACTCCAGAGGAGTACAGCCAGAGCCTAGGCGATGACCGAGACCGATGCGTCGATCTCCTTTGGGAGCTTGGGGTCACAGACTGCATACGCTCCAACCACACAGACCGCCTCTATAACGTAATCATGCGTAAGATTCCTAGCTTCCTATCCTTGCCAGAGCTGCGCTTTGAGAAGTTCATGAAGTTCGACGAGCTAGGCATTACCTTCCATAAGACTCCATTCCAGATAGCACCAGGCTGGGTAGCAGTCCATGGAGACCACACCCCTATCAAACCTCAGGGGGGTCTCTCAGCCCTAGAAGCAGCCCGTAGGCATGGCAAGAACGTCATCTCAGGACATACTCACAGAGCAGGGCGTAGTGCCTTCACAGAAGCCTCTGGAGGGCGTTTAGGGCGTGTTTTACATGGGGTTGAGGTTGGTAACCTAATGGACTTTAAGCAAGCCTCATACACCAAGGGAACGGCTAATTGGCAGCAAGCCTTCGCCATCATGTATATCCATGGCAAGACCGTCCAGGTCGATCTCATCAACATAGAGAAGAACGGCACGTTTATTGTGGGTGGCAAGGTTCATGGACGGGTTCGCTAGACCGGATTTAGAAGACGAAACTGTGGATAACTTCGTTATAAAACTGTTACCAAAATATGGTTGTTGTCTAGCCAGGATGCCGTAAAGTTCTCTTTGTAGCCGAGATACGGACTACAGAAGGGCTCAAAATGGTTACAACAGAAAGCGCAAAGGCAAAGGCTCTAGAAATCACAGCAAGATTTCCTGAAGCAAAGACAGTTACAGAAGCCTTTGATTTGGCAAAACTTAACGACATGTTTGCTAATGAGACAGAAGCACTTGCAGCATGGGGTCGCTTGTCTCGCCTACTCCCACATGTAGGTGCATAATGGAAGCAATTATATTTGCAAGTATTCTGGGTTTATTTACCCTTGGTTATTTTACAGGTCGTAGAGATGGCAAGGCAGAAGGCTACACAGCCGGACTTGCCGATATGTACAAGGCGAAGCGATGAACGCCGGTGATTTCCTCACAGAAGCAAAGGCAATCATCCAAGACCGTGGAATGGACTACGGACACCCGACAGACAATATGTCCAGAACCGCATCCCTTTGGTCTGCATACCTCGAAATGCCAGTTACAGATTACCAAGTGGCTATGTGCTTGGCATTGGTCAAAGTCGCAAGGTCAATGGAAACTTCAAAAGTCGATAATTACATCGACGGTGCAGCATACTTTGCTATATCAGGACAACTAAGAACCTTGGAGAATGAACTATATGTTTAATCTAGATAATTACGAGACAGTAGAAGAACGCCTAACAAAGTACTGGAAGGAGCATCCAGATGGACAAATCCATACTAAAGTCCTTGAACACACAGCAGGACGATTTATCGTCGAGGCTTCAATCTATCGAACAGAAGCTGATGCCCGTCCTTGGACAACTGGTCTTGCAGAAGAGACTATCCAAGGAAGAGGAGTCAATGCTACTAGCGCACTTGAAAACTGCGAGACAAGTGCTATCGGCCGAGCATTAGCGAACGCTGGCTATGCCACTAAGGGCAAGCGAGCAAGTCGCGAAGAGATGAGCAAGGTGGCTAAGGGCGCAGAAGTTAAGCAGACCATTGAAGCTACTAAGGCAAAGATGGCTGACACGACTAAGGAATATGTACCAGTAGCAAAGGAATCAGATCCATGGACACAATGGGAAGCAGCACCAGTTCAGACTATGGAGTCAGCAGTCGAGACGGTGAAATCTATCTTGGGTGGGACTGCGCCGGAAGAGAGCTGCGTCCATGGGACTCGCCAATGGAGAACAGGCACTAGCAAGGCAGGTAAGCCTTATGGAGCTTGGTATTGCGCAGGGGCACAAGGTGGCGTTCTATTAGCTGCTGGCGATAAGTGTGACCCAGTATGGTATGAAATCTCCAAGGAAGATGGAACATGGAAGCCACAGGTGAAACGTGGGTAAGTTATATTTTCAGAATCAAGATAACGAATGGGAGCAATTCCCAGACGATGAAGCGTTAGCCCATATTCAGGCAAGCGCACAGATCCTACAGGAGATGGGTTATGCCATCATCTGCGAGGGTTGCAATGAACACCCTACCGTCCTGCAGATTAAGGCTCGCTATTTACAGCAGTCTTGGACTTGCAAGTGTGGTGTCATCAACTCAGCTGGGAAGGCGTGACCTAATCCATGCCATCACAGCATCGCAAACACCGAGGGCTTAGAACCGAGAGAGTCGTAGCCCAGTATCTTTCGCAATGGTGGAAAGGTGCAGCTGTTGGACGCGGTGCTGGCAAAGACGTGGTCAATGTGCCCTTCGATCTGGAGATAAAGAGCCGCAGCAATTTCCAGCCTTTAGCATGGCTTAGACAATCACAGAAACGCGCAGAGAAGACAGGGGAGCTTTCCCTGGTGTGCGTCCGTATGAACGGGCAAGGCGAAAATGTGGAGGACATGCTCGCCTTTATGTCTATGGGTGATTTAACTAAGTTATTGCTAAAGGCTGGTTACGCTGATTTCCAGCACGATACGATAAACTTAGAGCCTACATATTGCCGTTGTGGCAATACCATAATGAAAGGCTCGCCATGTCATATATGCGAGAAGCTCGATAATGCCAATCTATGAATTCGAGTGCAATAACGACAAATGCGAAGCAAATGCCCGCTATGACCAAGAGTTCAGCATTGCTGAGCCACACGATCTAGACTGCCCGTTCTGCGGTGAGTCCATGCGAAAGGTGTATTCAAGTGTCCCAGCCGTTCATTTCAGAGGCTCAGGCTTCTACTCAACTGACAATCGGTAGTCTTTGCACAGGTTATGGTGGGCTCGATTTAGCAGTCGAAGCACACTTTAACGCTGAGACTATATGGTGCGCAGAGTTCGACAAATATGCAAGCCAAGTAATCGAGCAACGTTTCAACATTCCTAATCATGGCAACATCAAAGAGATTGATTGGGCTTCACTTCCTAAAGTAGATATCATGACAGCTGGCTATCCATGCCAGCCCTTTAGCCATGCAGGAGAAAGAAAGGGCACAGATGATCCACGACACTTATTCCCATATATCGCAGAAGCAATTAGCATCATTCGACCTAGACTCGTCGTCTTGGAAAACGTCAGAGGACATCTCACCCTCGGACTTAAAGAAGTTCTCGCATGGCTTACCAGCATCGGGTATGACGCAAAATGGCATACTGTACGAGCTTCCCATGCAGGAGCTCCACACCGCAGAGAGCGTGTCTTTATCGTCGCTCAACCTACCAACACCGACAGCATCAGACAGCCATTGGGATACGACTCAGGCATCAAGATCGAACATCAAGGGCAACCACAATCTGAGCCTAGTAGCTTGGTCGAGACTTCTATCAACTCCATTAGTGAATTCAAGTCATCAGACCAGAGAGTGCAGGGTATGGGGCGGAAATTTACTGCACGACGTGACATGTACTTGCAAACCCCGCCGGATGCATTGGATCAGGACGGCAAACTAAACGCTCTATTCGTTGAATATATGATGGGATTACCAGTTGGATGGGTGACTGATAGTGGCTTATCAAGAGCTCAGCAGCTAAAGATGCTTGGTAATGGAGTAGTACCTCAACAGGCTGAGTTAGCACTAAAGTTATTAACACCTGTGGATAACTAGGGGGCAAAACATGACAACACGCTCACGACACGCCCATGTTATACACATGCTTGACTGCGATGGTACTCTAACGGCTAGAGCCTTCAAGGGCTCAACGCGCACCGCTACGCGGAGAGTGCGCGAGGTAGCCTTCGTTATTGGGATAGCTCTATCTATAGTCCTGAGTCCTATAGCACAAGGCTCAATAGATGCCAAACAAAGTATTAAATCATTAGCTAATTATCAATTAACTGATAAGCAATACGATTGCCATAATCAGATCGTATATCGTGAGAGCAGATGGAACTCTAAAGCGATAGGCAACATAGGCGGTACTAAGCAAGCCTATGGGCTCTATCAGCTAAAGATTAATCACTTACGTAATGCTCATCCTGAGCTGCAGTTCTGGAAGTACTGGGAGTATGTATCTCATCGTTATGGTATTACACAGTATGATGAGCCTAACTATTGCAAGGCACTTAATCACTTAGTTACTAAAGGATGGCAATGAGTAGTAAGAAAGGCGACCCACGCCTAAGCCGTAAGTATAAAGAGGTGAGGCTTAGAGTGTTACGCCGTGATGGTTATGTATGCTTCTACTGTGGTGCTGAAGAGAAGGAGATGACTATCGATCACATCATCCCAGTTAGCAAAGCTCCTGAGTTAGCAATAGATGAATCTAACATGCGTGTGTGTTGTAAAAAATGCAACTCATCTAAAGGATCTCGCAATGAG